TTCACAATATCATCCGGAATATAACTTATGTTACCCTTTACCCAACATAATATCCCAGGCACACCACGAATCATTTTTTTCGTTTTTAAATACCCATATAAGTCAATACATTCGTCTATATCAATCAAACAACACTGGACCGTTTCAGGAGAATTCGAAAACCAAGTATGTACCAAGGACTCGATCTTTTTACAAGGACCACACCACTCCGCACCAAACTTGACAATAACTAAACCTGGATTTTTTTGGAGAATGTATTGAAGTTCGTCAAAACCACCAATATTTGTAATAATTCGGTTCATTAGTTTTTTTATATACTTGTGCGAAAAAATATTTATATATTTTTATTAAATATATATAAATGAGTTCTGTAAATCATAACTTGGATATTAATAATTATTCTTTAGATGAATTACTCGCATTATTCAATCTCTCATATAAAATCGATTTTGATTCACTCAAAAATGCTAAAAAAAAGGTTCTCAGCGTCCACCCAGATAAGTCACAACTTCCCTCTGACTATTTTATTTTCTATAAAAAAGCATACGAAATCGTGTTTCGTTTTTATCAAGAACAAAATCGACAAAGTCAAAATGTGCCTACAGAACCTGTCAAATATGAACCTGTAAACGCAACTGATAAAAGAATTGAAAAACAGATGAAAAACGCATTAAATGGAATGAAAGAAGGTGAATTCAATAACTCTTTCAACGAGTTATTCGAAAAAAATATGGTGAGAAAACCAGATGAAACTCGCAATGAATGGTTTAAAAAGGATGAACCTGTTTTTCAAGTGAATGAAACAGTTTCTTCTAAAAATATCGGACAAGTATTTCAAACTATAAGAGATAATAATATTTCCACTATGACTAAGTATCGTGGTGTAGAAACCATGAATAGTAATTTTGGAACGGGTTTCTATGATGATGAAAATGAAAACACCGATGAATATGTTTCTTGTGACCCTTTTAGTAAACTGAAATTCGAAGATCTAAGAAAAGTCCATAAAGACCAAACTATTTTACCTGTTAGTGAACGCGACTTTGATAAAATGAAAAAGTATAGTTCGGTAGACCAGTTAAATCAAGAACGCGGAAGCCAGACGTTGACACCTTTAGAAAAGTCAGAAGCCGAGAAAATGCTAGAACAAAAAAAACTACAATACGAGCAAGACCTGATGAAAAAGAAATTTCAGTCTAATTTGAGAACCATGGAATATGAAGAAATAAACAGAGAAATACTGGGTAATTTCTTAAGAATCACCTAGTTTTTTCATGGTTTGTTTTTTATGAATTTATCATATGTTCTATGACCCTCAATCTTTTCTCATGATTTTCTTGTTTACTCGATTTTCCATTATATGTTGTTTGATCCGGATGAATTCTGTAATAAAGCAATACTTCAGGCATATTATATACTACCCCAAAATTCTTCAAAAGTTTTAGTTCGAGTTCAAAGTCCTCGCCAATATATATACTATGTTTATTACTGAAATTAAAATCCGCATTATAACTACCTACACTCAATACTGCTGATTTTCGATAACAAACTGTAGGATGGTTCATAATCCATTGTGACTTTGTTTTTTTATATTCTTCCCATGTTAATACTTGTGTATGGTTCGTTTTTTGACCTAAATATTTATCATTTGTTTTTGACTCTGTGTCTATGTGAAAATACTGTATGTTTGAACCAACTATTACACAACTAGGGTTATTTTTCATAAACTCTAGTTGTTTACGCATGCGGTCTGGAACCATAATATCGTCCGAGTCCATTTTAAATATAATTTCATTAGAACATAATTGAATACCCTCATTCAAACAACAATTTATTCCCATATTTTCAGACATTTTCTTATACACTACTTTACAAAATCTGGTTGTTTTCTCAAATCTCTTCAACTCTAATTCTAATAGTCGTGTGTTTAAATCATTACTTCCATCATTTATCCATACCAACTCTATTCCAAAATATCCTACCTGTGTTCTTATTGATTCTAAACATTCTGTTATGTAAATATGTTTAGTGTTATAACTTGATACTAATGCCGAAACCCATTCTTTTGGTGTTTTCATTTCCTCCGGTAACATATTCAAATTCATTTTATCATAGTTATAAAATGTAGAACCCCATAGTTGAAACGCATACACTTTCTTATGTCCTTCATATTTATCTCCTGTAAAGTGTACCGGTAAAAAACAATGGCTAGGAAAAACACTGAAATCTGGATATTTCCCCGTTTCTAGTAACTTTGTCAGTAAAACAGGTCCAGTCAACGCCCATGCTCTTAAACCAGTTGTCGTAGGGCACGTGTCGTTATTCAGAATCCAGTCTATCGCGTCACGACATAAAGGATATTTTGGTTTGAATCCCATATTCCCATTCGCAACCAAACCCTTTCTCACATTTTCATTCTCAAAACACGCAAAAGCTGTTTTTGAAATAAAATAGTCGTCTAGTGGTTCTAAACATATTGAATCGGCGTCTATATAAAAACCACCATAATGGTAAAGTATTTCCAAACGCATAATATCTGCCACGCCCGCAATTTCAGTCATTTTGTTTATAGCATCTATACATTCAAACTGAAAACCTCTTCTTCTTATTTCTTCTTCCGTCCATAATATATATTCGAAATCCGGGTTCTTATCCCTCCACGTATCCATCAGTTTAGACGGACGCGGATTAGGTCCAATCCATATTTGATGGATTATTTTCGGTATTGGCATTTTATAAATATATGAGAACCTATATTTATAAATATATCAAAATTTTTATATTGTTTCTGACTCATTGTTATTTTCCTTTTCCTTTTCCTTTTCCTTTTCCTTTGTTTCTGTAATTTCAATTTCAATATTGTTGCCATTCTTGAGAACTTGTATTTCTTTTTCTAGATTTTCTATTTTTTCTGCGAAATCGGCCTGTTGCTTTTTTAAATAAGCAATCTCCTGTTTCAATTCCGTGAATTCATGATGCTCTTTCTCAGAAAACCTCCAAGATACTTTAGGCGTTTGTGTTTGTATTGAAGGAACATTCATTTCCACTGTGTTTTTTATAACAGACTGAATAGTCGGTTTCTGTGATGGTTCCGTTGGTGGTAATGGTTGATTGTTTAGAAAAGGCATAATATCAAGTTCTCTCTGTTTCAAATGTTGTTGTAACAACTCCTCCATATTTTCAATTGCTGTATCTTCTATTTTTTCTGTTAAAGATAATGGTTCTTCTGGTTTTTCTTTTTTAGTCATTTCCTCATACTCTTTTTGCCTTGCCATAAAATCATGTGAATAAGATTCTAAACGTGGTTGTATTCTTACCGATGAAGCTGGTTCTATAAACGGATTTGGCTTTTGTTGAATTTGTGGAGAACCTGGACTATTACTTCCAAAAAATGGTGAAATATCACTATTTCTAGATTTCAAGTTATTTATCATAACTTGTATTGTTTGTTTATTCAGGTTCTCTAAAGTAAACTTATTTAATTGAATGTTCTTATTGTTTTCATAAACTAAACCTACTATTTGTTTGAACCATATTTGTTGTTCTTGAGGTGTCAATATAGCATGAAATAGATTGACTTTTTGAATTGTATTCCATAATAGTTTTTGATTTTCCGGACTTATAAACTGAGACATAGAGAACTTGTATTTAATTTGATTGGTATTTTTATATGATTTTTTGTTTTTTTATATATTTGTAGCTGTATTTTCTTTGTATTCAATATCATTTTCTTTCAAATACATTAGATTTGATTTTTTAGGGTTTATTCTCAATGACTGTAAATATTCTTCTACCTCATCTGAAGTGCTGATATCCTTATTTCCTGTAATAAGTGTTTTATATCTTATTATGTTTGGGTCTAACAAAGATTGTTGAAAAAGCGTTTGGATTTTTTGTTTTCCTCCCTTTTTCGCGTTTTTCCTTGTTTTACGGTTTTTTTTTGTTCGTGTTCTCCTTTTCATCAATGTATTCTTTTTAATTAATAGAAATGGCATATCTAATATAAAAAGATATATTATTTCACGACTACTTGTTGAAATATTTGTCTCTTAATTTTTCCACATATTTATCAGGAATTCGCTTTTTCTTGAAAAGGTTGAGCTTTTCCTGTTTGTTTTTTAATTTTCCAAACTCGGTCTGATTTGTCAACATAGTTATAATGAAAAAAAGCGAATACATACCACATTCCGTATTTCCATATTGGTGTTCTAAAGGATAATTTTGGTGAAAACGTAAATTCATTGATAACTCTTTGGCCTGTTTTTGAACGCGTTTCACTAAAATATTTATTTCTCGTGGAACAGGAGAACCAGCACTATCTAAATAAAATATGATTTTTTCTGGAATATCAATGAAAAGAGACACCCAATGAGAACCACTTTGGTCGTGTCTGTCTAAATTGAAAATTACACCTATTTTTTTGATGTTTTTATCCATATAATTTTTCAAATTGAAATTACATAGTTCTTCTGTAACACAGGTTTTATCCAACGGTGCGTCAAAATCAATGAAACTAGGTCCTATGAATTTGAATTCAGGATATGTTTTTTCGTATTGGTGTATGACATCTAAAATATCATAGTTGGATAACCATTCATTCGGATTCTTTTTCCATTCTGGTGGTTGTTTAGGAGCAAATATTTCTTCTTTTATTTGTTGTCGAAGTGTTTTATTTTTGATTTGGTTTAACCAACACTCTTCTTTTTCACACGAGTTCAAACGAACATGTAATTCTTGCCATAGTTCGGTTGGTTCAGTAGAAAGAATCGGGTTATCTAAATGGTCTTTATTATATTCCTCCTTTATTTTTTGTAAAATATTGACTGTTAAACATGAATCATGAACCGGTGTTTTACCGGCAACCATAGGACTACAATTCATTTTTTTGGTTTTACGCATGGTTTTTCGTTTTATGTTATTTCTTTTACTTTTTGAAAATGAGAACATTTAGTTATTGATGATAATATTACTAATATAGAATTAGATATTTTCTTTGAAAAATTATATTAATATTATTAAATTATATATTATAACTATGAGTGTATATAATAAACCAAATACAAATTATATAATAAATGGAACAATAGATATAAATAACATATATGATAGTTATAAAAGTATAA